AGGCCTTTGAGGCTGAGGAGCTGGCTGTGAGGCTGCTGGAGCCTCTACAGGCGTCTGTGGTTGAGGAGTTTGAGAAGGTGATCTGACTGGTGTGGTTAATTGAGTTTCATTATTTCTACTCAATCTATTTGCACTATATTGACCATCTATCTTTTCATATCTTGGATCAAATCCACCTCTTGCATTTACATCACGATTCAGAGGTGATCTACCACTTAAGATCGCTTTGGTACGATCACTCATCAACGCAAGTGCTTCTTTAGATGGTCCTAACTGTTGTTTTGCAATTTGAATATCTCTATTATCCTGAGAACTTGTGGATTGTGGAGAATTGGAAGTTATGGCCATCTCAGCTTGTTTTTGTTTCTATTTATAGAACAGGTATGATCTCAACCTCAGTGTGTCCCTGTAGTTTCATTTCATTTTCATACCAAATGGCATCTTCAATTTGAAGAAAATCACCTGCCACTTGTTTTGTAGTTTTGTTCTTCTTTTGTCGAATGTAGTGAACTTGGTACTTCATGATTGTCATTCCAATGTCGAATTACGCCTGCAATAATAAAAAGATTTGTAGTCAGATAAGAGACAAAAATAAAAGTGCGAATGAGAGCGATTGTATCAGACTCTCTATCGCACTTTGACGGTTTTTCACCTAGAGCTTTGGCCCACCATCTCCATAATGTTTTCATGTTTTAGGCTTTGTCTACACGCACTGCTCTTAATAAACGCAATAAAGATGGTCCTGGATCTTTTTCACCACGAACATAAAGTGGAAGTGGTTTTCCATCTGGAGCTGTAGCTGGAGGAGGAGGAACTTGTTGAGCTTGTTTTATTGGTGGTTTTCCTATTCCCCATTTTTCACGAAATTTCTCAAATCCTTCAGGTGGTTGCGTTGGTTTTGATGGAACATTTTTTCCTGGTTCTGGATTATAAGGTTCGTATGGAGAACCACCAGATCCAGCTACTTGTTCAGGAAGACCTAACCTTTGGCCAGCTTGACTCATTCTCTCTCTGGTTCTTCTTTGTCTATCCAGTTGTGCATTTCTTGCTCTAGCTTCTGCAGCAGCTCTTCTTTCTGCATCTGAACCGAGCAATTTGTCAATGTCAGCTTGCGATTGTCTTTGTCTTGCATCTTCTGCAGCGGCGGCTCTTTCTTGAGCTTCTCTTCTACGATCTTGCGCTGCTTGCGCTCTTTGGCGTTCAGCTACAGAGTCTTTAGCTGAAGGTCTCTGAACATTAGGAGTTCTAGGTATTGCTCCCTGCGGCTGTCTATTTGCTTGATTTATCCAATCTTGTGCCGCATGAGTTGCGGCACCAATGATAGGTAAAGCCAAGGGTGCCAAAGCCTCAATTCCTGCTCCAATTAAAGGTGCAGCGAGTGCCGCTTGTTCTTGAAACTGCTTAAATGTCTTCACTTTCTTCTGGTTTAAGTATTTCTACAGAATATTTATCTTTTCTGTATCCTACTCTTACCAGTTCATTCCAATGATCTTGATAACATAAGACTAATAGTCTTTCATTTCGGTGAATGGAACATGCTTGATAATTTTCGGGCGTTTTCAATCGAACTGATTGTTCAATTGTAATATAACTACTACATTTGAAATACACCCACCCTTCAATATCACCAGTCCATTTTACATAATCATTGACTTCTGGAGTATAACTCATTAAACATCAGGAACTGCACGAAGATAGTTTGGATTATATCCATCAGCAAGATAAGATTCAAGTTGCCTTTGACACTCTTCTTTTGTCAATTGCTTTGAATTTTCTGAAATGAGTGTCCAACCATCAGTAAAGTATTCTTCAATACGATAGAGTTGTGTCATGTCGTAAATGCCTCAATGATTTCAGATTCAAAGTCTTCTGCAAGTTTAAATCTTTGTGCATTTATAACTCGTTCCATGATCCGATCTTGATAAGTTGGATCGAACATTGGTTCATTTGCAAGAAGATCAAATGCCTCAGTATCATTTTCGGCAATGAGGACAACAATTCCGCCACCATCAGAAGCAGGAAACGGAACCCAGTAGTCAACAATATACAGATGTTTCATCGGTCTGTGTAAATTACTCCTTCAGTTTAGTATAGAGATTTGAATTTGTCAAGTCAAAAACTCTTGCATCAGATAATCGACAGGAAGCTCAAGTCGTGCTGCTGTATTCTCAAGATACTCATCTACAAGCTCAGGAGCATCCTTTTTGAGAATGTAGTAATAAACATACCAAAGGCTAGTCAGCATTTCAGGCATCAGAAAGAGGGAACTACGTCGTTGGAAAGTTGAACTTCAGATTGATCCATTCGTTCAAATACAGTATAGAGCTTGTTGTAGAGTGCAGCAGCACTTCCAAAGTCTTTTGCGATACGGTGTTCTTCTCTCAAATCCAAACGTTGAAGTGCAGAGAGAATAATACCAATTTCGTGAACATTCAGTTGCATAATAGTTTCAGTCATGGTTTAATAAATGTAAGTTTACTTATATATTCAACGCTTATAAAGATAGCCACCAGCCCAGTCTGCATGTTCCAGAAGCCACTCACGATCACTGATCAGACGAAGATCATATCGAACACCTTTTGCAGGAGATTGCCAAGATGCAGATTTATAGACTTCACCAGTCTTTTTATCTACAAAAGCGTGGCAAGAACGATTGCTACCACCATCAATGAAGATGATTTTGTGATACTTGCGACCAGTTTCGATGATGAAATCAACAGGAGAAATGCCCTGTTTCAGTTTCTCAAGAGCAGCTTTACGATATTCAATGTCTTCAGGAGTATCAGCACCCATTCGATCAACACGATTCTCATGCATACGAATGGAGTATTCAAGATAATTCTTACGCAGAGCCTCACAGAGAGCAAGCGTATGGCCCAGAACAGCAAGGGCAATATCCTTGCGGGCCTCCTGTTGAGCAGCGTATTCAGAGAAGGTCAGAGTGGTCATGGGGCGTTCCCTTGTGTACGAATGTATTGTAAGAGGTAAACAAGTCTCTGGAAGAGGAGAGTGTGCCAGTTCATAATCTGGCACACTCTTTAGATCACTTCTCCGTCAGACCACCAGGCAGGAAGTCCATTTTAGCACCATTGATGATGACCATCTTCTGAATGCTACCATTGGCAAACGCTGCTTTCAGGATCTCATTGCGTTGGTACTCAAGCGACTGAGTGGTCACAGTGGACGCCAGAGCCTTGTTTTCCTCGGCTTTGAGTTGAGCAGTCTCCGTCTTGACCTGCTGCTCCTTCAGGGCGCTCTGAGCGGCCACCACACGGTTCACAGAGGCGACCAGATCATCAGGAAGGTCTGCTTTACCGACGATGATACCATCTACAGTGATTTTGCCTTCCAAACCATTCTTCTTCAGGGCTTCATTCAGATTATTTTTAATCGTATCCTGAATTTGATCCAGACTACTATTCACAGCAAGAGCAGGGAATTCATCAACAGACTGGTTCACAGCAGAGGTAATCAGTCGGGAAATATAACTCGCCATGAGTTGAACCTGACCACTTTCACCAATACCATGATTCGTCATGTCATAGTTGGTATAAAACTCATACAGAGAATTAGGATTGATGCTGTAGGTCACAGTCACATCCATCTCTTTCATAATGGTGTTATCTTTCGTCTTCGGTCGCAGATCATTTGCAGTTACAGTGATCTTACGAGTATTGAAGACTTTGATAGAACCAAAACCATCATACTTGATGCCAGGAGTCAGAATCTCATTCTTCACCTGACCATCAAAACCAACATACAGACCGTTTTCACCAGTGCTGATAGTCGTGAATTGTCCAGCAGTCAGTGCAAGAGCAAGAACACCAACACCAACGCCGATACCGATTTTAGCAAGAGGAGACATTTTGTTGTTTTTAGTAGATTTCATAAAGTGAACAGAATTAGTCGGAGGTTACTCCTGCGTATATGAACGCAAAAGCAACAAGAAGAAGTAAAGCAAGAGGCAACATCTTGATAAAGAACAAGACTGGAAGACCTCTCAGAAGAAGAATGTAGAGTAGGAGGGCAACACCAATTCCTACTCCAATGATTCTAGTAATCATTTCATTCAGTTGTAAGTGCAAAGTTGAGTGTACCGACCATACTGCATACCTTCAGTGTATTTGCCACCTTGAGAAAGGCATGATTCCTTGTGCGGCATAAAAGATTGTCCTTTCATTGCACCAACTCCAATCGCAATAAGAATGCCGCCAATGACAACAGTAATCATCAGTTCAACGAGAGTGAATCCTTCGGATTTATGCATAATCAGAGTTTGAAAGGAGAAACAACTACACGGGGTTCAACATAAACAGGACGGGTTTTACCACTTCCACTGGGATCAGTACACATCACCCAAGTACCTTCAGCACTTGAAGGTGAGAACAGACCATTCGGATCTGCTTGAGGAAGCGTTGTAACACCAGTGCTACCACTATACTCAGTCTTTTGAGGATTGGTGTATTGAGTGGCAGCAGGAAGACCGTAACCAATCGAATCGCAGAAGAAGACCAGTTTTCCAGTCATTTCGGAAACGATGTAGGTATAAGTCGTCAGTCCGTCTTGATCTCGCAATTCAAGAATTTCCTTCATGAGTTTGCGTTCACGGAAGTTCTTGATCGCAGGCATACCAGTCTCTGCCGTTGCTTCCTTCAGCATTTGTTCTTGACTGCTTCGTTGTGTTTCATCCGAAGATGGTGGAGGAAGATCGCAACCAGTCAAACTAAATCCAAGAACGGCAAGAGCAGCAATAGGAAGAATGCGTTTCATTGAGGAAGATTAGAAATGAAGGATTGAAGATCGGAAGGCATAGCATCAGCAGGAACTTCTGCAGCACGATGGCGAATCAGATCGGCAAGTGCTTTTTTATGTGCAGGATCTGCTTTAATGTATTCAAACTGCATGTTTTGCAGTTCCTGAACTGAACCATCACGGAAGGACTTTGTTTGCTCAAAGGTCTTCCTTCGCACATTCTCATACTTCGGTGCAAAGTATGAGGTGAAGATTAGATCATGGTATGCGGCACCCCAAATGATAGCAATGCCGCCGATACCAACACCAATAGTTGCAAGAATGTCTCTCATCAAATTTCCTCAGTCACCAGTTTACGACCTTTGAACGATGCACGGGGGGTCTTGTTCTTTGTATCCAGTGCTTTCACAACAGCAATACGAGGACTTTTTGCTTCAGTATTCAGCAGCAGATCACCAACTGCCACAGTATCGGGTTTGCCAACATAATGATGCTCAGCGCCTTCCATTTCAACACTGAAGGTATAAGGCAGCACTTCCTCAAGATCCTTCTTGTCCAGAACATGAATCTCACGGGTCGTCTTTTCTTCAATCAGATACTTGTTCTGACTATTCGTGCCGATGTGATTGCCGTAACCAGTGGTTCCGTCTGCTTTGGTGAAAGAGTAAAGAGTTTTGACATTTGCCATTTGAGGATCCTCGTAAAGTTCGTAATTGTTTTGATGATTTCCGTAAAAATAATTCGGGCGATTGTTATGCAGATATTTGACTTCATAATATTGCCACTCAGACATCGCTACTGTAGTAACAACCGAAGGTCTTGAACCTTTCTTGGAGATAACAACATCTCCTTTTTTGAATTTGGGAGAATAACTCATAATTTAACAATGAATGATGAATGTTTGGGTGGCGGTTCCCTTGCCGCCGATGTGAGTAGTATGACAGAAGTGATGGCGTTTGTCGAGGGCGTCGTGGACAGTTTGATGAGTGTCACACTTCCGAATTAGTCACACCAAACCGATTTGACCAAAGTTCATGAGAACGCTTCCTCATGGAATTCAGAAGTTCATAGCGAACCCGAATGGGTGAATCCATTGGAAGACTATGAACTTCTCCATGAAGGAGAATATCCATGGCATCCATTTCCAGATTCAGAATGTCATTCAGAAACTCATGTTCTTCCAGTGTGAATTCCATTGACACTGGGCTTTCATCAATTTCCATAATCAACCAACATGAATAAGAGGAGAAGGAATTTCAACCTGCTCAGGCAGGTCTCCGTGAAGATCATAGCACACCCACTCACCATCCGTGAACAGGTAGGCATACTCTTCACCATATTCCAGAAAGAGTTCCAAACTCGGATCAAGGCGAGGAGGGCAATCTTCACCACGAAACTTATAGTAATTGGGACCATAATCGGAACTATAAACAGCAATTATGCCGTTATCATTCCAGAACTCATTAGTCCAGCAAGAACTCATATCACCACCATCAATCAGTTCTTCAGCAAGTTCCTGACTGTTGTAGTGAGCCTTCAGATTTTTACCAAGCCATTCGGGATAACCATCCGAATGATGATATGCAGAGAGGACAGAGCCATCAGAGAGTTGAATGCCGATGCGGGAACGAGTTGCCATGTGTGTTTCTTGACTACTTCGTTAGTGTAGGGCATCCAGCAGTGGGTTCTGCGTGTCTTGTGCCAGTTCCTCAAGTGGACCAGTGGTCTCATAATTTGTGATATAAAGGTGCTGTACTTTTGCTCCAGAATGATCCTTGTTTTTACCAAATCTCTGAGCATACAAAAAGTCTTTTTCAATAATGTTAAAGTCTTTATAACTTTCACGATAAAATTCATGATCAGAGTGAACAATCATCCATTTTGCAGATGTTGCCTTCAAGCACCCTAAAAGATCTTCATGTAGCTTCAAGCCACCATCACCTTCAGTATATCCAAGTCTTTCTAAGTATGGAGGATCAATGAATATGAAATCATTATCATAGATTTCTTCAAACAAATCAACAAATGATCCATATCTAAACACACATTTCTTTTTCAAGAAATTATGATGATCCTTAGACAAATTACATGAGAACTTTTTATAATGTCCAAAAGGAACATTAAATTCTCCCTTTGCATTATATCTCTCCATTCCAGAGAAACACAACTGTCTTACGATAATATATGCCAACGCTCGTTGTAATTGATCTGTATGACCCCATGATTGATTAATGACTTCCCTTGCAGCATAATACTCTTGTTGAAGATCATCATGATCTAAACCTTTCATATACTCAACTTTAAGTTGCAATTGAGGATACAGTTCATTATTTGCAACCACTGAATACAAGTTAATCACATCACGATTGATGTCACTCATCAGAGAAGAATAACCTAATCCAAATGAAACTGCTGCACCACCACAAAAGGGTTCTACAACTCTATTGAATTGTGATGGTAGCAGTTGTTTAATAGTTGGGAGTTCTTTTGATTTTCCTCCCTGATATTTAATTATGGTTTTCATAAGTTAAAAGATTGTTTTAGTTTGCTAATATCAAAACCTTCTTCTTGAAGAACTCTTTCACACTCAAGAACACAACGATCTTGACGACGCTTTTCAAGTGCATCAAAATCAGTATTGTAATTAGAAATCATATAGTCCTCAGTATTATACACCAAAATGCCATTATCATTCAAATAATGATATGCACCCATTTTAGTATCTTTAGGATCATATTCATCCTTAAAAATGATATAGCTTGCATTTTTTCCAGGATACTCTCGTTCAAGGGCACTAACATACCAACGATACTCATCTAATTCACTGTCTTCACTTTTGGTATTATTGAATGATTTTCCTTTACTATTAATAGCAAGGACATAATCATTTTCAACAATCAAAATATCAACCTTATGGTTTTTACGTTTTTTTGTAGGTGTTTTAAGTGGAAGAGAATGATTTTCGGACACTTGCATATGCCTTCCACTAGCAACAATTGCTTCATATACTTCATCTTGGAAATAATTACCACCTTTGATGTTAATATTTGCGTGAGTAATTCTTGCAAGAGTACGATAGAAGTGATATTGGAGGTTAAAAATTTTTGTTTTTGTTGACATAATAAAATACAATTTACTTACACAGTATAAAGGGTCTCCAAGTTTCCTGGGAGACCCTTTGTGCCACTTTTTAAGGTGGTCTCAGTCATCATACATTCGACATTCCAAAGCATCGGGATGCGTTTCACAATACAATTCCAGTGGAGTTGGATCATGATCGTCATTTGGATGACTTTGACGATATGCTTCAAGCTGTTCAAGCTCTTCTGCAGTATGACGACGAGTTTGTGGAGAAATCATAGGATCATCAAGAATTTTTTTGTCTTGGTCAATATGTTGTTGAATGTTGTCCATAGGACTAAAAGGTAGTTATAATATTTATTTTAATAGTTGGTTGGTGTTTCTCGGATAATAGTAGGATCTCCTTTACCCAAAAGGGATCTTACCAAAAGTTCACTGAACTTTTCCATTTTTTCTGGAGAAACTGTACGTGGATCATAATTGATGGCCCTTCGCAAAGCATCAAGTTCATTCCATTCTTCTTTTGTGAGTTCTTCGGTTCCTGTTCTTGCAAGTGTCATCAGTTATTCATGTGTTTGTCAGGATTTTAACACATTCTCCCATATTTTATGTAGAAACTTAATGTTTTCTTTGGGATCATGTAACAATCCTTAATAATAAACAATCAATTCTTATCAAAGAAAGTTCCAAAGAAGCCAGAATCTCCCTTCTTAAAGCTATCCAGCTTATCCAGAAGAGCATCTGTACTTTGAAGTGATTCGATTCGACTAATCAGATCAGAAATCACACTACAAACTACTGGGCGTTCTTGTCTTGCTGCATACGCAAGTGCATTACGCAAGCAAGATTCTGCTTCTTTCAAACTACTTTCAACTGTTTCTGAGAGTGCCATAATTAAGATACCTTTCTGATAGTGATTGTTCCGTCGTAATTGTTCTTAAACTCTACTTTATCCCCATCTTTAATAGAAAGGGTCTCACACATATCTTCTGGAAAATGAATAAAGTAACCGTATTCATCCTGCTGAAGATTTGCAGTCCATTTCATCACATTCGATTTAAATGTAACGGTATCAGATTGTGTGTCAGTAATACTTGGAGAATAATGATAAAATTGGACGCCATTCATTGTATCATGATAGTTGAAATTAAAATCAGAATTTACATTTGAGAATATGGATGGTTTTCCATCCAAAAGACGAAGGAGCTTATCTGTTTTTTCTACTCCCTTTTTATAAATCTGATTTTCTTCTGTCACAACCTCTTTGATTGTGTTATAGATCTCTTCTGGCGTTGCTTCAGCAGTGCTTAGGCAATCTTGAAGCCAGTTCTTGAAATTTTCAAGAGAGTAATCTTTATAATCAGTTGTCATTTGTCAAATTCTTTGATAGCTTGTTCTAGCATAACCTGAACTTCCTTCGATGTCAAGCCGTTCAGAAAACTCCAATTTGGATCATTAGGATCCCACTCCATAAAATAAGATCCATCATCATTTTGTTTGATTTTCAGACTATCAGTTTTTTGATTTTGATTTGATGTGGTCATTCAGTTTCTTTGTTGTGCTTTTTTCTGGTTTTTTTGAGCTTTTTGAGTTCCTCTTTAATATTCTTGTAAGCTGTTTCAGCATCTACACGCCCTCCCATTTCCAGGGCACAAATGATGTCAACTCTTGTACCAAAATGAGCAAGGGCTTTTTCAAAGCTATCTAAATCTTCATACATCGGGTTCTCCTTTCCATTCATCTGCAAGAATATCTATACGTCGATCCACTGCATCAAGAGAATGATTTAACTCATAAATCAGATTTGTGTTTTCGATGTTTTCTTCTTCTAACCTACGAACATCCATAAGAAGTCCTTGATACTTCTCTTCAAGTTCCAAAAATTTCTGATAAACATCAATGTGTTTTTCTACAATTGGTTTTTGACTTTTTGAGAAGAACCATCTAAGGAAACGAATCATTTAATTACTCCAATTTCTTTTAGGTATCTATTATACCTCATAAAGTTTGTAAGATAAACTGGACGACCTAGAGACCAACAACACTCCTGATAGGATAGAAACTCATACCAAGGAGTTGTTGGATCTAAAGTCGGAAACTTAGAGCTTTCCACCTACAACACTTTCATAAGTTTTGGATTCAGAGAAACCGTCCTGCCGTCCTTTAAGATAAAAACGGGTCGCTGCAATACACTGCTCTTTAGTGAGGGATATGAGCAGGGGATTTCCGTCTTTATCGTAGGAATTCCATGTTCCCCATTTTTTTTGTTCAACATAGAAGCAATCGTCAATTAGTTCAGATGTCATACTTATAGCTCAATTGAATGTCTTTCTTATTCAATTTATAACGCTCAATATGTTTCGTTCGATGTTCTTCTGTTTGGAAGAAACATTTCCTGATACCATCAGCTTCCTTGACGACTAATTTCCAAGGGAGAGTGTCATAGGGAAACTCTTCGTCTTTAGATTTAGGTTCTTTGCTCATTCAACCTCCAGATTGTGAATAGAAGTAATCCAGCACCAGAATTCTGGGCACTTGTCATTGCGATAGAAGCAATCAGCTTCTTCAGGAACTTGAGAATACAAAGATGCATTCTCTTCATGAAGATAGTCCATCAAAAACTGACCATATCTTTGGTCATGTTCCCTATTCAGAAACTCACGGTTGGCACGCTCACAGAATTCGTATGCGTTGAATTTCATGATGAATGATTGATTACTGAAACAGTATAAGGTGTTTATGCGACGCTGTGTGGCGTCATGTGCCAGTGGTGAAATCGTCCCTACGACGCTCAGCCTCCACAGCCCGCTCATGAGCCCCTAGAAGGTAAACAGGGCCGAAGATAAGGAGTGCCGCACCTGCACCAACCAGAGGCCCCCTAGAGGTGCTCCCAGTGCCCAGTAGAGCACCAATGAGCACTGAGGCAATCAGCCATCCAGTGCCAGTATGCTTACCGTAGCCTTCAATGCGACCACAACCCCGAATGATATGCTTTAGAGTTTTCATCATCAGCGAAGATCAATGGCATCAAACAAAGAACAATTCAGTTCCATCAGAAGAACTGGATCAATTTGTCCAAGATAGTTGTGAATAGCATCATTCAGAACTTCTTGCATAAACTCAGCATAACGATCATCATTCTGAATGTAATTGATCACATCCTCTTTCAGAGCATGTGAAAGTTTGTCAATCGTTTTGTTAGACAGTCCTTTCACTGTTTTATTCTCCTTAGGTTCTCTGTTAACTCGTCCAATAGATTGTTCTTTACTCACTCGTGAAGTTGAGACCTCAACAGTAACATAATTGCCGTCAGATTTATGAATCCATTTTTGTCCTTTCTTCTCTGCTTTCAGACTCAAATCCGCCCAACGATCAATGTTAGATCCATAATACTGATTGATGATGTTGGTAGTACACTGGTCACATTCAGAATCACGCAACCCATACTTGCCATATCCTTTAGACTCAATGGTATCATAAATGATTTTCTGTGCAATGACAGGATCACTGTTGGTTGTGATTACTGCATAGACAAGAGCGTTGATTTCTTCAATCACAGAGTCGGGAGTGCGTGAATAACACTCCCAATCTTTACGAGTTGCATGGACTGTTCCGTCAGAATCAACTAATGTCATTTGTGAACCTCGTAGTAATCGTAGTGAAAGTCAGAAGGAAGTTGAGCAGTAGCAGCAGCAAGGCAGGTAGCAATCACCTTGTACCAGCCACCAAACTCATCAAAAAAGAAGTAACGCTTAGGTCGCATGTTCACGGGTTTTCCAGTTTCAGGTTGTAAAATTCAGTCCTGAGTGCATCATAAAGGTTGCACCAATCTCCACCATAACCACCAGCATTATCGAGAAGTTGGAGAAGATCCTGGGCTTCTCGGAGATTCAGTTTGAGAGTGAATTCGTAATCGACTTTAGAGGTGAGTTGCATGTGCCTCCTTGAGAACAGAATTAGTATAGCAGGGCATCATGGGTGACTGCGATGCCCCTTGTGCCAGTGGTCAGAGTGTCACTCTAGGATGAGAAAATAGCGACACTGAAAAGCAAACGACTCCTTATGATGAGTCCTTTTTTCGCCATTCTCTTCCCATGAATAATACACTTCATACCAGTGTTCATCTTCATGATCAGATGCAGGATAGCATTTCACTTGCTCAACCGTGACGATTCCACCACTAACACCAATCCATCGTGAATTTGGTTTAATCTCTTTAGGTTTGAAGAAGTGACGAACAACTGCTTTGTGTCCGTTGATGATTTCAGTTTCCATAATCAGTGTCCAGTAATCCATTCCCATTTACACTCTTCTGCATCATACTCCTGACCAGGAGTGATGTAATAGAGTTTATGATCATACTTTCCACCACGGAACATACGATGATATTTTGCTGCTTGAATTGCAACATCTTTATCATCGAAAATCCCTACAGGGAAGATGTAGTCATTCGTTCCATAGCGGAACGCCATAACAAGGTAGTTCATGAGATCCTTGCGTCAACAGAAGTAATATAACAGGTTGGAGTGAGTGGTGGATGGTCAGTGTGCCAGAACTCATACTGACACACAAGAAGGCATCAATAGGAAATCTTTACGGTAGCAATTCCATCCAAAGGAACGCCCAAATAATATGCGGCACCAGCAGATAGATCAATACTATTACAATCACAACGATCGGTGATAGGAACAGTCAGTGATCGTCCACGATAGCTCACTCGCACTTTAGTTCCACAAGGCAACCAAGGATGTGCAGCACTCACTCCCCAATGTTGATATGTTTGTCCACAGTAAGTTACTCCACCATTAAATGCAGAATGATAAACCGTTGCTGTTACACTTCGATAAGCATAAACTGGAAGTTGAAACAAAAAAGGAATTGCAAAAAGAAGTGGTTTAAGTTTCATCAAATCAATCTTGCAAATTTTGTTGATGTTGCAGTTCGTCCAAAAGGTTGTAAATGTGCGTCTCATCATACTGAAATTCTTTATATCGTTTAGGATTTTTTACCTTCATTCTGGTCAGCATATTTACTGCATCATAATGACAATTTACAACATAACCATAGTGTGCTTCATTCATCAATTAAATCTCCAACAAGGTCAAAAAGTCTATCAAACATTTCTTTTGTATAAGGCACCATTTCTACTTTACCTGTCTGCACATCATCTGCCATTTGCATCAGACTTTCAAGAAACTCCTTTGGATAAGTATTATCATCATTCAGATCATACCAGAAACACAAATAACACTGCTCAAAGGGGTCATCTTCCTTAAGAAGTGCGTAATCCTTTTGATTTTCTTCAAACCACACAAGATCCATCCAAGTGCGGAAGTTGCTATGAATTGACTGCCATCCTGTCATGTAGCAATGACCGATCCAATACTCCCACCATGAAAGTTTATTTTTATTCTTATCAGTTGCTAAAATTGATCTTGAAAAAGTCATTTTACGAATTCCTTCATTACTTCAATCACATCAGCATCATAATCATCAGCATTCTCAATCATCTTTTGAGCAATCTGAATAGACCAGACAGCACCTTGTTGTTTATACTTTACTGATGCTTTCTCAAGTTCTTTGAGTGCCTTATGTTGGGTTGAGTTCATTTGCTACAATCTAAGAAATAATGGAATTTTGAGTCTCCTGTGTGATTATACTGCACCACATCACATTTTCCATATTTATCTACAACAGAAAACTTTGGAGTTTCTGGTACTGCTTTGATGTGTCCTGCTTTAAATCCTGCAAAGATGATAAGACCAAATATACAAATAGAAAATACTGCAAGATACACAGTTGCTGGTAATAGTGGGTCTTTCATCGTGCCTCCCACTTGAAACACCAATCTTCCTCGGGATGCACTTTTTGAGGTGCTCCTTGAAGGTGGCATTTTGTAATATTATGCCTGATAAGGTGTTCAATTTCCGATTGAGGCACAGAAGGAAACTTGTATTTCATACTATCAACAACTGGGTCATAAACTTCCATAGTTCTTGAATACTTACAAGTTCCGCAGGTGCATTTTTGTATATCACTCATTTCTTCGCCTCACAAGCAGGAGCAATTTGTGGAACCAGTTTATTCATAAGATAAAGACCCAAACCCATAGAAGAAGGGGCAGCAATAAAGAAAAGTAAAGCACCAATACCAAGACAAAATCCTAGTTTAACTTCATTCCAAAACATCAGTTTTCCTCCTTAGAATTTTTAAGTTCCATAAGTTCTAGAATAATCAGTGTAAAATGGCCTTGCGTTTGTTGCCACCTACAAGTTCTGTGATGGAGTCAAAGAGGTCTTGTTTGGTCATTTTCTCATAGTATAATCTTTTGGTTCAACTTGTTGTTCCAACATAAAGGCACATTTACAACCAGTTAGGGTCTGGTCTTCCTCTAACCATTTAGCAATTTCCAAGATTACTGCCGTTGCTTCATTATTTCTACAGTCCTCATAGGTTTCTCCTTGAGGTGCGGTTGAGATTGCTGTTGCGATGCGTTGAAGTAGGGTTTTGGTCATTTCAGGTGTCTGTGTGTATGAAAGTATTGTAGCAGACCTTCAGTGGGTCTCAGGGGTCTTGTGTGCCAGTGCGTCAGGTGTCCCACTCACCTTCCATCTTCTCACAGAAAGCATCAAATGCTTCTGCCGACACATAAATCTTTTCAGGTTCTAATCCTTTACCATAAAAGTTCTCAAAGTTGATGTCGTGCCAACCCTTATTGATAGTGTAGAAGAACATATAATGATTGAACTGTCTGGTTTTTAGAAGTTTCTTCCACCAGTAGAGTGCGTTTGAAAAGTTATTCATAAATACTACCTTTTTGATTTGGTTTATTGCTGCCAGTGCATTCTAGGTTATGGTCAGTTGCCCTTGGACACCGTTTGTTGCCACAATCGGGGCAGAGGTGCATAATCTGACGAAATAAATCTCCAGATTGTTCCATATAACAGTTGTAGCACCAACACTTTAGATTTAGGTGCTGTAGCATTTCTGTGTGAAATGCAGGAACTTTATTGCTCATTTCTCACCCCAAGTAGTTTTCCATTTGTAGTCATATTCCATCTCGTGATAACCTATTGAAAGACTATACCAGAAATTCGGGTAAATGTAATAATCATCCAAATGGAATTTCAAATGACGCATCAGTCGTCTCCACCAATAGAAGGTTCTTAGAAAGTTCCTCACAGTCTCACCTGTTTCGGTTGGTTCTTGTATTCTTCGTATGCTTCGTTAAGTTCACGAATAAAAGAACTTGGTTCTACAAGAAATAGTTTTGAACTTACCACTTTATACCAATTATTATAAAAAAGAGCATAGGTTTGATTGGCATAATCCACAAGTTCTGCAAGACACTCACCTCCTACAGCACACCTTGTCATTTTAGGTTTGTGGAGGTTCTCATACTTCTCCATCACACTCATCTGATTGAGGGTAAGAGGACTTTGAGCAGTCTTCAGGGATTGATAGAGTTCTTCGGAGAGTTGTTTGTAGTCAATTGGTTCAGTCATCAGGTTCCTTTGATTACTACAGTATCATAACACAAAGTCCCCCACTCACCAAAGAGCAGGGGACAGTTTGTCAGGTGTCCTCAATCACCAATCGTATGAATAACAGGTTTTTCGGTTGTCAAAATCTCATAAAGTTTAGGTTCTGTTGCTGCTGATACTGGAATAAACTCTGTCTTTGCATCAAACTCTTCATCACGAATTGCTTGATTGATAACAATAGAACCTTCTGCACCAGACCAAGAACGATGATAAGTCAGTTTGGGAATGACTAATGCACCAGAAGAACGATTAAGATGCACAATATGATAAGGGTATCTCCACTCTGGATTTACAAGTTCAAAAGTCCTCAAACCAGAAAGAACACGGTTATGGTCAATCTGATGACAGTGGATATAAAACTGTTTTGCTCCTACAACATCATCAGGAGGACTGATTGCAGCACCAGTATGAACCACAAGGTCTTGTGCATTTGAGTTTTCTACTGAAATATCATAGAAAACGACAGCATCAGTTTCACGAAATACCCTGTGTTTTTTAAATTGAACTTCACTCATTTCATAGACCTCATAGTTTCCATAGTGGTTTCAAAAGTTTCTTGTCGTTTCAGAAGATGAAAGAAGAACCGTAGAGTATTCAGAGCATCCACCGATGCTCTATGCGGGGTGCCAACGAAATCAAGACCATAAGATGCCATAGATTTACGAAGTCCTCCTGCTTTGGTTCTGCCCTTTACAATCTGATTAAAGACATAGATGGTCTTTACATCCAGAATACGACGACCAAAAAAAGGAAAATGAATGTCTCTATCACGAAACTCTGTTTTCAACTCATCAGCATCACCTCCACCCCAAGTTATTGGATTGCAAAAACAGTTATTAACCTTGATAAGACCTCCAAGTTCATTTGCACAAATTTCGTGAGAAACTGCACTACTTTGAATGACTGCATCTGAAATGCCAGTCAGTTTCTCAATTTCTTCAGTAATGGGTTCTTGTGGGTCAAGATACCAGTTGAATGGATGAATATTCTCTGGGTCTTGTGGGTTGCCGATTGCGATGCCCACTTCAATTACTCGGGGAACTGTGCCGTCCTTTTTATTATTCAGTTCAAGGTCAAGTGCGAAGAAGTTTTCAGGTTTCATTTGGGTCATAATAGTCCATAGAATGAATGACTTGATGCATAATTACTCTCTCAAACACTTCTCCAAGTGAAGTGCATTCTCCTTGACTTTCTATGTGTCCATCTGGACCATCATAGAGTTTATATTGGAAAATCTCACCGTGCTCGGAGTAAGTGGAGTTGATTTCAAGTTTCATTTGAACACTCCACGAATACCAGCAAAAATAACTTTGAACCAATTGATAGGATTGATGATAAAGAGAACCACAGCAAAAGCAATCTGCTGAGGAGTTGCTTTCTTGATGCGTTCTTGTTCTTCAGGAGTTAGTGTGGAAACTCCTTTATCCCATCCTCTCTTGAAACCTGCTTCAAATGCTTTTTCGTGTGATGCCATAAGATTTCTGTGTGTATGAGAAGTATTATAGCACCTCCTGACCCACTGGGGAAGTGTAGTGTGCCAGTGCGTCAGGTGTCCTCACGGAAGGATGGAATAGTACACATAGAAGCAAAGATGACCCAACCATTTGCTTCAAGTGCAGTTTTAATCATTTCCTCATCAAAACAAAAGATAATGGGTTCTTCAATCATTTTTTTTACAATACGAGTTATATTCCCAACGGTGTGCCATTTCCACAAAATCTTTAGAAATCATACAATCCTCATCCCCACTCTCATAAATTTTATCCCAATCAATAGGGTTTTTCTCACTCCATTCTTCGTAGGTTAGTTTAGTCATTTTAGGTTCTCAATTTTATAAGGTTCCAGTTTTGCCCAATATAAAGTGGCACATCAACTGCGGTTAAAATGGAAATGCTGCTGCCAGATAGTCAAAGTTTTCTCACGATGCAACCTAAGAATTGCATTTGGAACCAATCTTGTATATCTTTCAAGAAATTGTGTTTCTGTGAGTTCTTCGGTTGCTGACATATAAAAATCTTCTACAAATTGCGTCCATCTGTTCTCAAAGTAATCTTCTGGATATTGTGGAGAATTGATACGGGAAATTTGTAGATAGATGGTTTTTCCACAACCAGTTTCAAAATAATCAATCACACGATACTGATAGATGTTCTCTTGGTTTTCTCTTTGATTGGCAATATCCATCATCTCATCAATTGTGAGTGTTTTTTCAGTCATCGCAGTTTCCTCTTGATTTTCTCCAAACAATCATTAAATCCTTCAACAGTACATTCCACATAAACATTTTGACTTCCTGCTGCTGATTGTGGTTTAGGCAACCATTCAGAAATTCTATTCAAAAGTTCTTCGCAGGTTGGGTCATTATCATCATCACACCACTCACGGATAATCTTTAAAAGTGTTTTTGGATTATCCTTTTCATCCCACTCTACTTCATCATAATACTCTGGTTCATCAGGACAATATGGTTCATCATATTTTCCCTTCTTCACCTCATTAAACCAAAGTCCTTCAAGCAAACGACGAGTTTCACCATCAGTAATATAAACCATCAGCACACCATCAACGGTATGCTTTCTTTTATGCCAATTATGACTTCCATCATTAAATTCATTACGAATATAATTCTTACCATTATAAGAGACAATCTCAAACTTACCACCAAGTTCAAAGTTCATTCTTGGTTGAGATTTATATGCCTCAATCTCTTTGAGAAGTTCCAGTTTTGCTTGAAGCACTTTGATTTCTGCTTCTGTCTTTTCAATATCAGAATTAAAAGTCATTTGTTTTAGGTAAGGAGTAGCATCCATCACACCATCTTTCTTTGCTTGTCTAAAAGCAGCACGCAAACCTTCATCTACTTGCTCTGGTGTTTGTGGTTTTGGTTGAAAGTCAGTCATCGGTTCTGGTAAAAATCCTTCACGGATAATTCGTGGTTTTGGAAACTCTGGTTTATTCATCATATCCCCGTGTCCTCAATCCTCAATAAGTTCTACAATATCACAAAAGACATCATAAATCTCACTATAACTATCACCTTTTTCTTCAGCATAATGAAGTGCCCTGTTCCTTTTAGGATTATCACTCACACCAAACTCTTCAAACAAATCACTCACAAACTCTTGACGAAGTTTAGAGCATTCATCCTTATATTCTTTGAGATGTGCTTTATATACTTCTTCATCTAGAACTTCTTGAATGACTGCGTTAGGGTAATCTTCTTTTAGAGAACTTTTGGTATTTGAAATAGCACTCCCCGAGTAAATACAAGCACCCTTATCATAAACATAATAGGTGATGTAATCCTCTTTGTTAGGATAAAGAGTTTGTGGTTTGTCGTAGTATCCAAATGGTTTCATTTGAGTTCCTTTGTGTATGAGAGTATTATAGGGCATCAAGTGCCCGATTTCAAGTCAGGTGTTCCAGTTTGCGAACCGTCCATCCTTTATGATGCTTTTGTTTTCCATTTGCATATAACCATCATTCAACTCACTCCAAAGTGCATAAGGAAGTTTATAAGAATACTTCTTATCTCTCATCCAGTAAGTATATGCTTCCCAAGCATTTGCTACACTCTGCCATCCCCAAAGAAAGTTTCTCCACTTCTCAAGGTCATAAACCCAATCGTTGTTAGTATCAAATGGGTTCCACTTGAAATGAGGTTCAAAGACATCATCATAGCAGTAACGATTATACTGCTTGCGTGTGTAGTTCTTGTATCGTTGAAGAAGGTTCATCTGCCTTTGGATTTATAAGACCATTATAGGGCATCCAAGTCCGTTTTGGAGTGCCCTTGTGCCAGTTTGTCAGGTGTCTCATCACTCCAATAATAACGCAGTTTATCACCATCCGCAGAAATATTCAAGTGATAGATTTTATCATCTTCTGTATAAACTCCAATCCACAAAGTTCTTTCGTTCATACTTTCCAGATGAAACATCGCAATATCTTGTAGTACGATTTCATCAGGATTTTCAGTAAATCTACTCACTTTTTACCTCAATAAGAAATGGAGCAAGATACAAATGAGCAATAGTATTCACCATCTCAATTTCTGTATCAATATCAGCATCGTGAATATGTCGTGATGCTTCAAGAAGTTCTTGTTTTTCTTGTTCTGTATCTACGATAATTTTAATCATTTCTGTTTCTCCATCGCAGCATCTTGAATAATCCTACCAAGTTCCATAAGTTCCTGTTTCATTTCAGGAGTTGATGTCTTTGCCACCTCATCATAGAACACAGTAATCGCAGTCGTCAATAGAATAAGTTGTCGGTATGTAAGGTTCATCATTCTCCTTTAAGTTCTTTTACCCTTTCAAGGAACTCATTACTTTGCTGATAAAGACCAGCAATAAGATCCTGAATATCAGTAACAGCAATCACATCATACTCAACATTCATATTCTCACAACGGAGAGCATCCATCATACATTCAAGAGCAAGTGCCTGCATATGTTCTGGTGTGATTGGTGTGCCGTGAGGCATACCAGAACACTCTTCATTATAGAAATGATTGTAACGACGAAGGACAGTTTCTCTGCGTCTCATTCGTTCAAGTTCTTCTTTCTTTTCTTCGGCAAGTTTTACGTGAAGCATTTCCTCAATCACATCATCATCAGGAATGTAATTGTCGTTCATAAATTTGCGAAGTTTTTGCTTGCCGTATTCTGCAAGTTCCTGTTTATTCTCATCAGTCAGTTGTTTTTTATTAAGAGCATCCACAACCTTATTGTAATCCTCTGTGGATACTCGTGCTTGTAATGGTTTAGTCATCATTTCTTTGAGTTTTTGTTTGCCGTATTCTGTGAGTTCGTGTTTTTTGTTGCGGAGTTCTTTTACTTCTTCTTGTGTAAGATTGACCCACGGCATATCATCGTTCATACTTCCCAAGCATAAGATTTCAGTAACTCATTATCCTTTTCAAGTTGCTCTATTCTATCACACAACTCGGTGATAATACAAATCAAAGAAGAATAACAAATGGTTTCAGTATCATTCCCATCTTCCATATCAATATATCTGTGATGGGCAAGTTCTTTTTCAAAGTTTCGGTTAGTCATTCTTCCCACCCATCAAAGTATTCTGTGAAAAAGTTGAAACTCAAACCAATCTTACCAACTTGAAAATCTGCTGCAAACAAAGAAGAAGAAGTGAAAAATGAGAGCATGATATGTAATCCCCCATTACTATGAACTAAACGACTGGGGTATTCATAATGAACCCAGAGTAATGAATGATTTTTGAGAATACCAAACTGCCAGGTGCGGTCAGTATCATTATCGTCCCATACTTTTTTGTCGTATTGAAAGAGTTTAGTCATCGGTTTGGTTGTGTATGAAGTCATTATACGACAAAAGGCACTCGGTTTCAAGTGCCTCTGTGCCAGTTCGTCAAGTGTCCACATAAACCTCAAAGGTTATTTTTGTTCCATATATTACATCCATTTCCATACTCATACTGGATACTTGTGCCTTATTATCTTTTACTCTTTTTGCTACTTGTTGAAAAGATGCGTTCATATCATCAACATCATAAGTTGTGAGTTTTACTGGTTTCTCTACTGGTTTTGGAGGTTCTGGTGGTTTTGGATTGTAGAGTTCATTATATTTTTCTATGAGAGGATTAGTCATTACACATCAACCTTTGGTGTTTTACCTTTTCTCCAAATTGTATGAAGTTCATCCACACGATTTTCCCATATCATAGTATCTACAATATAATGATTTAGGTTCTCATAAGTGTCTTCATACACTTCTCTAATGAGGATAGATTTGTTTTGTGATTGTGGGTATTTCATTTCTCATCCACCCATCTAAAAGAAAAACATTTATTTACAAACCAACGCAAAATCATATTCGGTTTATAAGGCATATAAAATTTGTAGTATCCTCCACCGAAAGTATAATAACCTTCGTGTTTATTTCCTTGTTTGATTGCAAAACTGTAAGTAAAACTATTTACACCAGGATTATCACAATAAGTTAGTGTATGTTTTTCTGGGAATTTTCCATTTTCCTTCGCATACTCAAAGTCCTCATCCTGTTTCTTACAGAAGTCATCATACCTTTGTTTCTTATACAACCAGTCGTGTCCAATCCTATATTCAAGATGAGTTTTCTCAATCAGTTTATCAAACTTCTCTTCAAGTTCCTGTTGGATTTCTTCTAATGTTTTGCGTGGTTCAGGAATATCAAGATAAGGTTTGATTATATCAAAATACTCAAAATCTTCGGTGTAATAAAAGGCACCAACAACAAAAGGAAGAATACTTTGAGATGCTCCTTTGAGTTTCTTTGGATTGAGTTTATATCCTATTTTTTCAGTCATTTCTTCTCCCAATATGCACTCACATCTTTATAAGGTTCTGCTCTTACTACATTATGAATGGTAGGAGTAGTGCTTGAAGGAGGTGGAATATAAGGAGTGCTATAAAGTGGTGGAGATTTACTCAAATACTCTTCAAGGATATTACAATCCCAAGCATACTCATCATAATACTTCTTACCATAATCCACAGCATCTTCCCGATTTGGAAATGCGACTACAAATGTTTCTTTGTAGTAGAGTGAGAATACTTTCATTTACAATCCTCATTAGGGTCAAAGTCAAGGTATTCTACCATAGTTCCTCTACAATATACACAAAGATGTTTCTGTGCCTCCTCCAGAGTGCTGTATCCACCATCAAAATAAACATCAAAAGCAAAGATATTATACCACCAGAACAATCTTTTTTCTTGTGGGTAATACTCTGTAGTATCACCATAAGTTTCTTTTTTGATACGATACTTACTCATAAATCTTCGGTTGCTGTGGGTCTTGATACCATACTTTATCATAGCACAACCAGGGCTCTTTTTTGTGCTCCATCGTTGCCATATAATGAACCCCATTCACATCCAGAGCATCCATATAATGAATACCTGTCTTTGGGTCAATCGTTCTGGTGATTGATACAAACTTTACTGGTTGGGTCATTTCACAAAATCTCCAATCACAGGAACTTCACCACAAATCTCATTCACTCGTCCTACTGTTTGGTCTTTGAGTGCTTGACGACACTCCAAATTCTTATTGTATGTTTGTTGGAATAATACTCGTTGTTGTTGCTCACCATAAGTGATAGCACAACCAAGAATGGTTAGAGTAACAGGGATAATCAAAATCATAAACCAATCAAATCCATCAAGTTTCATAGTGCCTCCAATTCATCAGCAATCTCATTCAGTATATCACAAGGATGTTGTAGTTCTCCCCAGTCAGTAGCAAATCTATCAGCAACAGCACGAAGAGCATTAGCAAGGGCATCATTATTAAGTTTTTGAATAATGAAATCTTGTCTTTTATCTGCGAAAGTGAGATAAAATGCTTCCATAATCTTTTGTGCTCTGGTAGTCATTTGTTTGCCTCCCTACGAAGTTCTACTGCGGTGACGAAGGAAGAGTTATAAGTTCCTTCAACCCAAGAAGCAATCTCTTCAAGAACTGCTTTTGCTTCGTTGTTTCGGCAGTCCTCATAAGTTTCTCCTTGTGGAGCAGTTGAGATTGCCGTTGCGATGCGTTGGAGTAGGGTTTTAGTCATAGTGCCTCCACATCATAAGAAATACAATTCAGTTCTTCGGCAATATGAAGATGCCAAGGTTCATTTTCAAGCACTCCATCTCTATGAATAAGAGAAGAAATCACCCGAATAGCATTACCAAGTGCTTGCTTCATATCATCAGTAGGTTCATCTGTAAGACCTGCCTTGAATGTCTCCCAGATTTGGTATGCTGTGTTAGTCATTTCATTTCTTGGAGGACAGAGATAAAGGTTTCAATACAATCTTTGGGAATGTGAAAAGTTTCCCCTGTTTTAGTTTCTTCAATTCCGTGAGATGTATATTGATTAATCTCTACAAGACCTTGACCATCATCAGTAAATTGATAAAACCAACCATCTTCGTGGTGAATACGAAGTTGTCGGGTGATTTGGTAAGTCATCAGGTGTCTGTGTGTATGAGAGTATTATAGGGCATCCAGAGGGCTCTGTGAGTTCTCCTGTGCCAGTTCGTCAAGTGCCTCCAACTCACCAGCAAGTTCAAGGATGTTCTTTTCAGTAATACCAATATATTTGAGTTCCTCTACAACAGCACGAAGAACAGCAACAACACATTCTTCGTTATACCAAACCGATTTCTCTAAAACTTTTCCATAAGCATCCATAATCTTTTGTGCTCGTTCAGTCATAGTGCCTCCACTACCTCACATAATGGAAAAACTCTTACACTTGAAATAAATCCTGGTTTTGCGTATTTTTCTTTGTAATCTGCTGCGAACTCTTTTGCTTGAAGTTTAGTTTCAAAAGTCCCAAAGTATCGGTAAAATGCTTCTACTCCTTCATATTTGTTATAAAGTCCCACTATCCACTTATGAGAATGTTCTGGGTATGTATCGTTCTCATCAATCCAAGAGTAGTATGCTTCTTTGTTCATTTTGCCCTCATAGCAGCAATCACAGCATCTCTTGCGGTTTTTCCTTTTGCTCTACTCATAGGAAATCCAGTATTGATAAAATACCATTCACTTTCACCATTCATTTTGAGTGAATGAGATTTAAATTGATTGAGTAGAAACTCAAGGATTTCTGTGTCTGTTGGTTCGTTAGTCATTTTCATTCTCCAAACAAGCAATAAGTTTTACGACGTGATAGTATTCTTTGAAATGTTCCTTATTATTCAATTCCTCATAAGCATCTTCTTCTGTGAGATAAATGAACTGATCGGTCTTGTGTAAATCAGCATAGACCTTACCATCCTGCCTCTTCAACATAATCGTATAAAAAATAGTCATCAAAACTCATCCATAATAATAGTGTCATCAATAGTGGTGCTTCCAGTTTTGTTGAACTCTTCCCAATCTGGGTGTGGCATACCAGCAAGTACCATTTCACCACATTCAGGACAATGGAACATACCAATAGGAGCATCTTTGTAGATGTCTGATGTTGGGTCAAAGGAACATTTAGTCATTTTTTGCCTCACGATAACTCCAAGAATTTAGTGTTCTCCACATTACAATCTGTTCAAAGCATTCTCCAAGAGAACCACAAACAAAATTCTGCTCATCAATACCATCTGGTCCATCCCAGATTTCAGCATAATATTGGTCTAATGATGCTTTATAGGTGATTTCAATTTTCATTCTGCCCAATCCCTCAAATCAACAACATCATACCAATCACACTTCATAGCACCATATTCACCATTTACTTCATAAGTCGTAAAAGTTTCCTTGATTTCTCCTTGTCTTTTTCCTTTTTGATAATAAGTGTGATACTCTATAAACTTTACTTGTTCCTCTGCTTCCTTTTGAGTTTCATAACATCCAATCCAATCACCAGTTCCAGAAGAAGGGTAATAACCCTGACCAGCAATCAAAAGATAAGGTTTTTTCATTCTTCAATCCTTTCATAATCAGCAAAACCATCTGGATTTAGATGTCCTACTGTGAGTTTAATATTTGTTCCAGTTAGTGCGTGTTGAAGAACAACTCTATGAGAATACTGCTCCATTACAACATAAACATCATTAGAGTTCTTATGTTTCCATTTAGAACCTATTGGTATTTTAGTCATTCTTGATTCATCCTATACTCTAAAGGATAATTGCAGTTGATATGATTAAAGAAGTCAAAGGCAGGGTCTTCATCCTCGTCATAGTAGTTAGTCCAGACAACATCATACCATTCCTTGACGCATTCTGCAAACCAGTAGAACCCATAACCAAGTTTATCAAAGAGATTTAGTTTCTCATTCATATCAAACCTCAATAATCAGAACATCCTTTTTAGTCATAGGAATTTGTCCTTCCGTAATCTTACCTTTTACCTCATCCCTATACTCACAGATTTCTTCAGTAAAGGAGTAATAGTCAATTTCACTTTGCCACTTTGTAGTATAAGTGCAGTGATTGATTGAGGTCTTGAAGATTGCAAAGTCATCTTCAATATTATCACCATAAATCAGGACTTCTAAATCATCAGGATACTGGGCAAGTTTTTCTTTTAGGTCTTTGAGTTTCATTCCATTCCTCTTACAATAGTGTCTCCTTGAAGTTCATAATAAACTCTTTCTGTTTCTGGTCGTTTTAGTCTTCGTTCCTTTTCTTCTTCCAGAATTTTAATGGCATCTTGTTCTGCTTGTTCTTGACTACTATAAAGACCGCAGTGATACCAATACCAGTCATAGAGAACATAGTATTCCTGGCCACTGGGGGATTTATAGGGTTTTACTATGAGTTTCATTTGAGTTTCTCTCTTGCTTTGCGGGCCGCATCATAAAGTTCCCGAAGTCGTTGTGACCTTCCTTCTCGTTTCTTGACTTGTTCGGGTGAATTATACCACACACTGTCAGTCCCGTGCAATGGACAATCTGGGTTAAGGTTTCTGGTGTCGGTGGTTTTAGTTCCTATTTGAAGATAGGAACAAGTACATTCAGTCATTCCGTAAATCCCCAATCATAAAAGTCCCGTGGTTCTTCATATTCTGCAGTGCAACCAGTATAGGCATAGAGTTTATTGTTCATCTTATACCATTCGTGATTGAGTGCATACCAGAAATTCATACAATACCAATCGTAATACATCAATCCTTCTGGGGAACCCTCAAGGCACCAAAGGTTAGTATTCACTGGAACCGTCATCCAGATTTTCCAATAGTCAAAGATAATTCTTGTGATGTTCATTTGATTTTTCCTCGCAGATAATCAATACATTCATTCCATTTTTCATTACAATCACTATAAGAAATAAAACGATTGTCGTTCAACCATACACTAATCTTATCTGCAAGTTCTTCGCAGGTTGGTTGGTCATCATCGTCATTCCATTCCTTAATAATCTCATAAAGTGTTTGAGGTATTGGTGTTTCATTCACCTCAACATCTTTTGGTTGTGCTGCTTCCCAACATGCTTGAAAACCTGCCCACCTTGCGTCTTCAATAAAAGATGTATCACTTATGTTAGTATTAGGATACTCTCCCCACCACTCCTTATATGCTTCTTCTACTGGCATCTTCACTCGGTCAAGTTTTTCAAGAAACTCAACCTTTGCTTGAAGCACTTTGATTTTAGATTTCAGTTTTTCAATTTCATTATTAAAGGTCATTTGGGTTCTCCATTTTCACATAAACAACATCATTGTAATCATCATTTCCTTCATCGTCTGGACCCTCAAAAAACCAATCACCAAATCTTGGATTTTTTCTATGCCAAGAAGAAAAAGAACTTTCCACTTCCCAAATCTTATCTTTAATTTGTTGATAGGTTCCCTCTAAAATATAGAGTTTATTTCTTGCTGTGGTTGTAGCAGTGTCTTGCCCACATACACCAGTAGCACCATCATCTTTGTAAGTAATGTAGAGTTTCATAATACCTCAATTCAAATAACTTTCAAGAACAGACAGGACTTTCAATTCTCCTTCGGGAGTTGTCAGTAGATTTGCGGGGACTTTACCATCCAGTTGTTTGTTTGGTGTTTGAACCCAGTGTCGCATAAGTTTCATATCACTTCCTGTTTGTCGTGCAAGAACACTATAAATGCGGATAAGTGTTAGGTCTGTGTTCCATTCTGTGAGACCCAAAAGTTCGCCTGCCTTTCCTGCAGATTTTTGTAGTAGGTGTTGGTCAGTCATTCTCCCTCTCCATATTCAGTGGTAATACTATCAATCACATAATCCCCATGAGCAATCAGAAGATTTGCAGTGGCGATTGCAAGTTGCATGGTCTTGTGTTTCTGGTAACGCTTTTCCAGATCGTTTTTGTAGTAATAAGAGATTAGGTAGGTCATCGGACTTGTCCTTGATAAGAAAAATTGATTTGTTCTTTATTCACACCACGAATTCTGGCAAGTTCCTCAATAGATTTCTGTCTCCGTGGTGGCAGTTTCTCAAATTCTACCCACTTGACTTCGGCACCTTCAGGAAGAATGTGATTGGCATTATCGTAGATTTTATCTACTGTTTGATAAACAAACTCAGAGACTTTGTAGGCAATCATAAGAGGGATCATCACACCTGCACGAAGAATGATCAGATGCGGAAGGTATTTGTTGTAGGGGTAGAGTTTAGTCATGAGGATGGTTGTTTACCAGTACATTATAAGACAAAAAAGGCGCCATGCAGCGCCTCCTGTGACAGTTCTTCAAGTGTCACGATGCCAATTCAGAGTGATCAAATCAAAACAAAATGAGAACTTATGACCATAAACCCAAAAACTCAGAAGACCATTGCAACCTATTGTAAACTGCATCATAGGCGAGCAGGCATCATCAGACCATGAAACTGAGGTTTGAATCAGAGACCATCTTTTGAATTGAAGAACAGTTAAACAATATTCATTTCCATAATCTTCTCTGACAAAATAATTAAGGAGTTTCATTTTTAATTTCCTCTGCAAGTTGGAGTAGATCGTTCTTATCCAGAACAATCAGATCATTCTGGGCATTGTAGAACCTAACTGACTCAGCCGCCAGTGAAAGAATAGCAGACACTAACTGTTCTTCAGTGTCTGCTCCTTCGTTTCTTTTTTGCCAAACGGCACTCATGAATTCTTTTGCTCTTTCACTCATCTTTCAACAGTTCCGAAATACCTTTACGCAGATAACCATAATCCCTTGTTTCAGTCACGGATTTTTCTTGCCCACATACACCACACTTTCCTTGCCAAGTAGAAGAACATCCTACGCTATAATCTCCATATTGCTTGCCGCAGTCATGACAAACAGTTGCAGCGTTCTTGAGTTTCTTTAGAAGATTGAATTTATTTTGCTCTTCTGCCGCATGACTCATCGCATCCATTTCCTCATCAGTGTACTGAGGATTATCAGGATTTTTAAGACGGGAGATCTGTGCCTCCAAATCACGAATTTTTGCATTTGTATTTTTCTTAAATTCCCAATAACGTTTTTCCCACGCATCAATATCAGGTTGGTTTTGCTCATTCCATTTCCTCTCAATTTCCAATCGGTCTTCAAGGATTTCAGGGAGTTCCTCTGACAAAATCAAGTCATATTCAGAAGCAACTTTTTTCATCAGTTCTTCATTGTTATACTCATTGAAAGCAAGATGAGCTGCCCCATCCATAATTTGAAACTCATTGAAACCAACTGCAGCCAAAAAGTTCTTAAAAAGATGAAAGTATTGATACACGGAAAGATCATGCCTTTCACTTTCAACTACGACTTTTTGATCGGGAAGAAGCTCCTTAAAGTCTTTAGAGTATTCAAAGTTCTCGTCTGACATAGTGTAGACGAATTTTACAGAGCCAGTTTCAGACATAGAGATGATAAAGTAAAGAACATTATAGGAAAAAGAGGGCTTGATGTCAAGCCCTCAGAAGTCGCCTTTGCCTTGGCCTACATCAAAGACCCAGATGCCACGGTTGACCCACATATCAACGACACGCTTGCGATCATCGAAGACAAACAGAATGTTGTGTGTCTTTTCGATTTCATCAGCGATTTCGCCCTTGACAATGGAATCATCACGGTTATCCTTGAACTTCCGCATGTAAAGAGCAGAATACTCAAACCGATGATTTTGCAACCACTGTTCAGTCTTTTCACGGTAGTCATCGGAACGACCAGACACCAGAATAATGTCAGTCGGTTCTGTAGTCATGTGCTTGACTGCATGAAGTGCTGCATACACAAAGGCAACAGCAGTATTCGGTTGATCATTGACCATACCCTCATTCCATGCCTTCCAGTTCTTCGGTTTCGTTGCTACAAAGTGACGACGATGGGTAACATCGCAGATGGTGCCATCCAGATCGAAAATGATTGCGTTGCGCTTGTCCATGATGTGTTTGTGTATGTAATGATTATAGGGGATGAATGGGCAAAAGTGGGAGACTGCTGTGCCAGTTTAAGAATTGGCGTACTTGGAGAGAAGATACCTTACATAATCATCAGGTGCTTCTCCAAGGTCTTTACCCTCAGGCACAACTTCCACATAATGCCCAAACTTTGCAAGTTTTTTACCTGCATCGTCATTGTCACATACAGCAACAACAGGACGATGCAGCATATCTAACCAGTTGCGATAATCCTTGGGTGGATTATTCGCCATTGTAGACAATGCAGATGCACCAACCTCAGTCATTCTTGCAGCATCAAAAATCCCTTCAGTCAAGTAGATTACTCCGCTTGACTGATAGAGACTTTCTAATCCCCAAACCACAATGGTTGGTTGATTCTTGTTGCGATAGGTGTAATACTTTCCTTCCAGTTTGGAGTTAAAGATTTTCTTATCTCCATTTGGATTGTATTGTTGATACCCTACCAGTTGCCCAGATGGATTCCAACAATAGAAAGTAGCGATATTCAGTTGTTCATCCAAGACAGGACGGTGTAAATCTAAGTTAAGGTGTCTTTCTCTTAGATGTTGTTTGAGGTTCATTGCTTCAATGTTGGCATGAGACGCAGACCATCACGAAAGATGGCATTCTTCATGTTGCGACGAAGATCGCTCAGAGTTTCCATCGTAGCGACAGTGTTTGCAAGGAACATCTTGTCAAGTTCCTCACGGATACGCTCAACCGAAACCTTGCTCAGCATTTCAGCAGCAAAGTCACTGTTGACTGCATCCCAAGTGTTCGCTTCAATGTCAAACCCTTTGGTGATATGAAACCTCAGTGCTCGCATCACTCGCAAACCATCTTCTGCGATCCGATCAGTTGGATTGCCAACAAAACGGAGAAGATTGCTATTGAGATCGTCTTGACCATTGAAGGGATCCACCAGATCACCATTCAGGATCGCCATTGCGTTGACGGTGAAATCCCGTCGCTGCAGGTCGTCCAGCAGAGTGCCAGGCAGCACGAAATCAGGGCGCCTGCCGTCGCTGCTAGGGCCGTCCTTGCGGGCCAGCACAAAGTCTGCGACATTGGTTCGCCGCTTCAGTGGGTGCCAGTCAGGAACCTGTGCTCGCACCGTGAAGAACTGTGGAGTCTCCAGAAAGACCTTAAATCCGTCTACCTTCAAACAGTTTACTAGAGTATCAAAGGCATCATTTGCATTTTGAAAACGATTTGGATTGTTGGGGACTGCAACAAAGTCAACATCCTTGGAGTTCAGTCCGAGCATAGAATCCCGAACTGCACCGCCGACTTCTGCGAATTGAAACATGCTTCTCACCAATTCGATGTATCTAATATAAGGGATGAAAGGTCGGAGTGTGACTGGTGATGTGCCAGTGCTCCGACCGTCCATCAGTTGCCTCGCTCGATCACCTCAAAGTCTTCAGTGTTGTTAGGAATTACAAAGGAATGATACATGGTCTTCAACACACCTTCAGGAATGCACTTTCCTTCACGATGCTTGTTGCGTTCCAGTGCTTCCTTCAATGTGATCTCAAAATACACTGCTTTCTTGCGGTACATATCAGCAGGAACTTTAGAAGTCTTTTGTTTGCGTGTCTTTGGAGTCAGATTTGTTTGATCAATGATGATGTGTCGTTGTTCAAAGATCGCAAACTTCAGACGTTCCCACATATAGTCGGTTGCTTCTGAAATAGTCTTCTTGAAGACATCATCATAGGTCTTACCTTGCTCATCCGCAACCCTTTGAATGTAGTTGTCCGTAGACAGAACAACCGCATCAGCATAGCGAGGTTGAGTAATGAGATTGTTGACATAGGTGGACTTCCCACAGGTAGGGATTCCACAAAGTAAAATTAGTTCCATTTTAAGTTCCCCCACAACCAGCGATTTTCGTTAACTTTAGTTTGACTGGAGATAGACTTGCAAATCTTGTCTACAATCAGATCCTTGACCTTATGACCATTCCGAAGTTTGAACATGAATGGTTGATAGTGTTTAGGAACAGTAGGAACTGCAACAGTTGCAAATTTCTTCTGATCCTCCACATTTTTGATTGAAGAATATGCGTCATAAATGTCTGACCCAACATCTTCAACTGCCATCCAGAACGCAGTTTGGAAAGCATGAAGACGGTGTGCATCATCTTCAGTCAGAAGAGGTACAATGTCATCCACAGAGTCATTCAGGATTACCTCAATGACATTCTTTTCATGATTGATTGCGTCCTTGGAACGATGGCGGAAGACATAATCTGAAGATTTTACTTTACACATATGCCCATTATCAAAACGCAGAACCACACCTTCAGAACCTTCCCATTCACGGATTTGCTCCACAAACAATTCAATGTTCTGAATTGCCAGACCATCAATTGCCTTGACTATAGGAATGTCCCAAGCATTTGCATACTCAGTCATCACCTTATAGTTAACATAGGCACCAGTATCAAGATACCGAATACCAGTCAGAATCAATTGATCTTCAGGATAATCAACCACAATACGATTCTTACGAGAGCACCATTCAAAAAGAGGTGTGGTGCCTTCCTGAATGCACTTTTCAATAAAGGTCTTGTAGTTTTTCTTGTCTGAAATGAACACCTCTGCGTTCATTGCAACATCAGTGATACCTGCTTTCGTAGCAAGACGGAAACCCTCTTTGGTAGGAATCGGACGAATCATGCTACCATCCAGTTTCTCCAGAACCACATGAGGTTCATAAAGATTCACTCGTTTGGTCAGAACTTCTTGCTTCTCACCAATGTTGAAGAACTTGTGATAAGGGCGGGAAATCAGTTCACCATCGCTGTTGAAGATCAGACCACGGCATTCACGAAGAATTGCGTGCTCCCGTTCCCGTGCTTCACGCATCTTGGCAGACCCACCAGAAACTTTCACAGAAGGGAAAGTATCCTCAAAGGCAACCATGTAGTTGACTACAATGTACCAGTCTTTATTGAAGACACGGAATTCTTCCTTACCTTCAATGTGAGGCAGCACATCATCAATGGTTTCAATGATCGGGAATTTGTAGTCCATGTCTGTTTCAGTTCTCCGAATAATATAAGACCTCTTGACGATAAAATCAAGGAGTCGTGTGCCAGTTTATCAACCGTCGTTCTTGAGCAACCACTTGTTAGAGATTGCCTTGAATGTAAAGTCACTGTCCATAGACTTGAACACAATTCCTTCACGCTGATTTGCATGAAGAGACGGACCATCAGCACTCAAGAGAAGATCATTCATAGTGTTAATGTTCAGATCCTTGAGTTTGATGAGGGTATCCAAAATGGGAACATGCATGACAGATTCTCCACTCAAATCTTTGAGTTGAAATCGAATATGTTGACGATCATAAGCATTCAGATATCGTCTAGAATCAATGTCGTAGATGTCAAACATATAGAACTTTTGACCTTTGATCTTCTCTTGATTCTTCTGAATTCCTTCACCAATCACCTCACCTTGAATAGCAAGATTACGACCAAGTTTCTCCAGACCTTCAACAAGTCCCTGAGAACGAGCACACTTCCAAAGTGTGTTACCTTCAGTCTCTTTCAGTTCCCAGTTACGACCACACACACCGACCTTACCCTCCTTATAGTAAATGGTGCAGGAAGTACCATCCAGTTTGACAGTAACTTCATAGGTCTCATCATAATGCTCAGTGAAGATTTCATCATGAAGATTCTGGCAGCGTTCCTGATCTGTCTTCGGAATAAAGGAAGGAAACGGACCTTCAACTTCCCCAGCAAGTTGTGCAGGAATTGGTGCTTCCCATTTCTGAATACCTAGTTGAATAGTTAAATCATGACCAACAGGATTACCTGCAAGAGGCCAGAAACCTTTTTCATCCAAAATAGTTTTAGGAAGAAGAAGTCCCTGAGATACTTGACCACGAAGTTTCATAGTGCGGAGGCGTTCACCTTTCACACCATTATACTCACGGGGTTCATGTCCCTTAGAAAGAAAAGGTGCAAGTTCATGAGGAACCCAACTATCAATCTCAAGATAGATGGCAAGATCACCAACAGAGTATTCACCTTTCTTTACAACGACATTCCACCCATGATCGACTTCTGCACACTCAATGGCGTCAGCATCAGGAATGGGGTGAATGTCAGTGATTTCAGCAATGCGTGCAAGTTTGCGTGTCATAATGTTGAATGTCGTATGTGATCAGTATGACAGGACCTAAAGCCTCCCGTCAAGAGGCTTGTGCCAGTTTAAAAATTGTCTTCTCTTCTACCTACAATATAACCTAAAACAAGTCCACACATAAAGCTCACAAACAAATAAAGTTCGTGAGATACAAATTGCATCCACTCCATCAATCTCTCCTCATGTTGTCTCCATTATGAAAAAAGTCTGCAATATCATCTGGACCTTCAAATCTTGTGCGATGTTCTGATGGATCTGGATGCCCTAAATCCATCATGTTCAAAAAGTCATCTAAACTTCCTTCTTTCATATTAGGATTTGCTGCCATTCTTCGTGCCTGACGAAGAAACTTCGCAGCAGTTGAATTGACTGCTGCTAGCTTCTCTGCCCAAATAATATCATTTAACTCTACTGTCTGTTGCTTTGCAATTTTATTACAAATCTCTTCCAATCTCAGACGATATGCAGTTGAAAGCATCAATAAATCTCCAAGGTTAAGGTTATTTAGATCGTTTAAAGTATTCTTTGTAATACTTTTTCTTCATTTCATTCAGAAAACTTAACTCTTCTGATGCATCGTCTAAGCATTCAAGAATGTAGGTTGCACCTTCTAACTCACTTATCAAACGAGCAATTGTCACAGGATCTGTTGGATCTATATTCCACTTATACATCATGAGGTTTATAGTCCATTTGATAATATCCAGAAACAACTTGATCGTCCCATGCAGTAGGGACACTATGAAATCTGGAAGAGATGCGATTTCTTTTTGACAGATCATATTCTTCAAAATCATCGTCTAACATTACTGCACTCAGATTTCGAATCTCATTATAAGTTTGAGGAAAACGAAGTGCTCCACGATGCATTCCTTCTAAGTTGCGATAGGTTCTTGACATAATTACCTCCGACACACAAATAAGTTTAATTCTCTTTCGACTTTTTGTCAAACTCTTCTTGAAGCTGTTTTGCTATCTGATAAGATCTTCTCCAAATCAGATATTTTACAATTGGATTATCTGGACAATATCGTATCCACCATTTAAATCTTTCATATTTAATTCTAACGATCTGACAAATCAAATAAAATGCTTTTGCGATACTTTCATCAGTTAAAATCAAATACAGAAGTATGCTGAAAACTATTAGATAAGCATAGGGATAGTTCATTTTTGGTTTCTTCCATCATGCAATTTGTTCGTGAAATGATTTCAAAGGTATTTAATCAAGTTAGATGTTCTTCAAGACTTGAAGTGGACTTTCTCTTTCTTGGAGTTTGTTTGACTTTCTTTTGAATATATGTTTTAGCATCACTCAGGGTCTTAGAAAGGTGAACCTGTTCTCCATTGCAGAGAATGATAAATTGTTTTCCATGAGGAACAGCAGCCCACTTACCATCCTTCGTCACATATCCAAGAGGATCTCCCATGACAGGCTTTAGAACTCCTTCATGAGGAATAAAAGGAAGGCTCATGATCAACCAGTCACATTGACGATGCGAGCATTCGGATTTCGTGCTTTGACGACTTCCTGAGCCTGGCGGGGACTATTGGCATAAACTTGTTCAACCAGACGAGTGTTGCCAGCAACAAAAATGACGTTGTACTTCATGATAGTTAAGAGTGAATAGTGTTTGTAAAGATCAGCGACGAATGGTGGCAACTGCAACGTCACCATGAGTGAAGACAGTTTCCACCACGTTGCTGACAGCCTGTGCTGTGCCCCCAGAAGCCCTGTCAAAGACGGGGCAGACCACCAGGCCATAGGACTTAGTATAGTCGCTCAGAGAGCCTGCTGTGAGCCTTCCAGAGCGAATTCCTTCAGCGTCTTCAGGGTGCAGACGCAGAGTACGACCAATGGTCTGCCCAATGCCCACAACGTCCATAGAACGCATGAACACCACAGCCTCCAGTGCAGAGATATTGATGCCTTCCGATAGAATGCTGTGATGAATGATCACGAACTTCTTATCAGAATCCTTACCCCAAGCATTCAGAGTATCGAAGAACTCTTCACGGTCAACTTTCTCGCCGTCGATGAAAGCACCGTGCTTGGAAGTAATGTGCATCAGAGAGTAACCCTCTTCCGCAAGCTGTTCTGCAAAGTCAGTCTCAGCGATCAGACCAATAATGTGCTTCGTTGCCTTAGCACAAATCATAATTTTATTGACAGGATTGTCTTGAATGACTTGAAGCAGATAGTCACGGTCCCTTGAAGAAATGTCCTCACCTTTGACGGAAAGACGCATTTCAGCAGAGATCATCTTAGGAGGAACGATATAGCCACCACTGACCAGTTTCGGTGCAGGAACCTTAGCGATGATCGAACCATACACATCCGTATCGTTCATACCAGGCTTGGAAATTACAGTCGAATGCTTTGGCGTTGCAGTAAAGAAGTAGCAACGCTTGGCTTCTGCAGAGAAATGCTCCACAGAAGGGAAGAAATCACTACGAATGCTATTGTGAGCCTCATCAAAGTAGATCGTATCTACATCAATCTCAGAGTTCACCAGACAGTGTAGAGAATTGTACGTCGTGAAGATCAGCTTATGACTGGTATCATGACACTCATACCAACCACGAATGGTCTTCGGACGAGTGCTGCTGAAGTGATGCGTCTTACCAGAGTGAACATGAAGAACTTCTGCATTCGTGATGAACTCCAGATACTCAGAAGAGAGTTGATCTGCAAGAAGAATGCGAGGAGAGACAACCACCACAGTCTGAGGAATTTCAGACTGAAACTGGCGAATAGTATCAAAGATGCCAATGTTAGTCTTGCCAGCACCAGTAGGCATCACACAGACGCCTTTGTAATGCTGAGCCAGAGCATCCAGAGCAATTTGTTGATGAGGGCGAAGCTCAAACACGGAGTTGTTTGTCGAACATGCAGATAATGTAGCAGCAAAAAAG